TTGTTTGGCCAATGTGCCAGTGAACGTAACAGTGAACGGCTCGGCCCCACCAGTGTCAGCAACAGTACAGTTACCAGCGCCAATTGTGCTGAGTGCCTCCAAGGCGGCCAAAACAGTCGCCGCATTCGCATTCACAGCAATAGGCGTTGTCGTCTGGCCACGGAAGGTCAACGTGAACGTATCTCCGGCGATCTCGCCGCTGATGCCAACAGTTTGCTGGCTGTTCGCGGCCGGGGTAGCAACCACGAAGACCTTGGAGGGGTCTTCGATTTCAATACAAAGTTCCTCGCCAGCCGGCAGTGGATAACCAGTTGTGGTCGTTACATTTTCAGGTCCGACGTAAATGACGACCGTATTGGCCGTAGCAGCACGAATACGAATGCCCTTGTATGCTTTCCTGACTCGACCGGAAACACAAATAGCCTTGTCAGCAGCGTCAGCGCCGCCATAGCCTACTGTGAATTTGTCTACGGTTTCTTGTGTGATATTCATTGGGTCTGGTTCCCCTGAGTGTTAGCGCCTCGGCCTCGAACGCGCCGACGCTTGCTGTCGTGTAAGGTACGATCTCGACCCTGTTTCTTTTCCTGCTGAGACGCTTTAGGGTTCGCCGACAGGTCCGGCACTCCGCGAGCGGCTGGATCGCCGCCCGTTTGTCCAGCCATTGGGCCGGCTCCCTTAACGCTTGCTTGTGCCTGAGCCACACGAGCGGCCCGCTCCGCATGGTCCTTCTTGGCTTGAATGTGTTCTTCTTTGCTGAATCCAAGAGCCATCGAGCCAGTCTGTTCGCCGCACAACCCAGCTTCCACGGCCGCCAGGATGGTGGTCGGATCGCTCGTGGTGTAGACAGATTCGTCGATTTCCTCATTGACCTTGGTGATCGTTTCCACGCTCACCTTGCCACCAAGCAACGCTTGAGTGATGCTCTTACTGATCTCACGCTTGATCGTTTGACCCGGAACACTGCTCATCAACTTCGAGAGCGACGTGGCCTCATCAATACGATCCTGGTCCGTTTTGAGACTGTAGCGATCAGGATACTTGATCGTAGCAATCGTTCGACGTGACTCCACGCGATCCTCGTAAGCAGCCCAGAACTCAGCAATCTTTCGCTCTGCACTTTCCAGCACCAGACCGATAAAGCTGAGTCCAGCTTCCAGTCCACCACTATCCAGAGCTTGAGTTCCGGCCTTCCCTGCCAAGGACTCAATGCCGAGATTCACAAGACGACTGATCTCCTGTGCGATTTCCTCGCGGAGTTCCATCGACGCCTTGAGTGGATCAGAAGATGGGTTGATGAACGCAGGAGCGTTGGCCTTAATATCGTAGGCCCTCCCGCGCGTCGCACCCATCGTGATTTCATTGTCATGTGCGCCCTGTCCACCTGCGGTTGCAGTCCCGTCCGGGTTCGCGGCCTGCTTCAAGTGGCTACCCACCGCGCGCATGTCGCGTTGCTCGATGTAGAACGGAAAGTTCGCCTTGAGGGCGAAATTCACGTCGCTCGAAAGCAGATTGAGCAATGCGATCTGATGGTTGCAGATGTCCTTGAGCAAGGAATCCCCGAGGTCAAGCATGACAAAGGGAATACGATTCAACTCAAGAACAATCGGTCCACCCGGATTGCCATCACGATCAACAGGATCGCCGTTCGTGGAGTAGAATTGCAGGTTCACCAAACCAGTGTCTTGGTCAACCCAAAGGAGTCGAAGACGCTGATAATTCTGGAGGGGTAGCATGGTGGACTGGTCATAGTCCATGCACGTATCCCGAAGTAGGATTGCCTGAAACTCGCTCGGTTCATCCGGCTTGGTACAAGCCCAACTCAGGATGTCTTCAACTTGGTACGGATAGAGGTAGGGACGAGCGCCACGGGCGTCCGCAAGGGTCTCTCCGGCAACTACCGAATTGTCAACGAATACGCCAACACGACCCATCGTGAGGAGTTCCGTCAAGCACTTGATGCCTAAGAAGGCATTCATCGTGCTGCCACGACGATCGACTCCACGATCCAATCCGGCGATCGCTCGCTGATAAGGAAGGCTGCCGTCACGTCGCGTGATGTCGTGCATCCGCTGGAAGATCGAGTTACGAATCCGATTGATGGCCGCCTTGGCAAAAGCCGGAACCGGAGTCAACCGTTTTCGAGCCTCGAAGTCTTGCGGGTCTTCACGACTTGTGAATCGTTCGAGGTACTTGTTGCGAAACTCTTCGCCACCACGATAGGTCAGCCGCCATTTTTCCCAGTCTGTGATGCTGGACAAGAAATTAGGATGCCGGCTGTCGATAACCCGAGTTGCTGTTATACTCATTTAGCACCCTACAAAAAGGCTTTCACGTCTTTGTTCGTCACCTGCATGGCAACCAGCGGTAGCGCCATCTCGGCGTAACATCTGGCGTGAGCAAAGTGGTCAGGTCCGGTTTCCTTGAACACATAGATTGGATTTCCGAACTCATCTCGTTCGTAGGTTCCAACCAAATTCTTCATGTGTTCTCGGTACTCCTGCGATACGTCGCAGGGAAGGAGAATCCGAGAAGGATCAGTCTTGAATCGTCCCAGTGCGGCGCTCAGCCAGTTGGAGCGATCGACCGTGATTACTGGTGCATCGTCATCGTCGTCAGAGATCGCAATCTCTTTTGCCGTCACGCCCCTGCGATACCGGCATAGATAAACGTGGCCGGGAAAACGGCGAGCAAAACGACGAGCTTCAAGAATCCAAGGATCAGCGTCGATGACGCAGGTGAGCACCTGCCATTCGCGCATGAGCCGGTTCAACTCCGAATCAAATTGGTCTCGCCAAAACTTGCCCTCAGCGAGAACCTTTGCGCCGGCGCTGGCGTTCAAGTCAGTGCCATACTCGTCGATCGTGTACTCGCAGACTTCGTAGTAGCTCCAATCACCAACGTCCACACCGAGCGTAATGATCTTCTCGCCACCAACGACCGGACGGGAATCGTTCTTTGTGTGTTTACGAATCGACTTCTCAATCATGTCGTCCGTAACTTGAGCACCATCACTGACGAACGGCAGGCCGAGTTGCGAGTTATGAAATTCCTTGTTGGCCAATTCGTCGCCGAAGCCACGGAAATAGCAGACAACCAACTCGCCAGGCGTCTTCGTGAAACTGTAAAGCTGCGAGATTTGGAAACCACGGTGATCGGGATTTCCATTTGGATTTTGAGCAACCCACTGAGCAGGTTGCAGCCAGAGTGGTTTTGCTCGATGTTCCAAACGCTTGCCACAGAGATGGCACTTGAGAAATGAATCAAGGCAACGGGGATCAGTCACGCTTTCTCCGATGATCTCTACGTTGTCCGGCCAAGTCAGGAAGATGTGTCGAGAGCAGCCAGGACACTTGAATATGAATTGTTCCTGGGTACTTGTCAGAAAGAGTTTGTGGATGCCGTGATTGTGAACGGTAGGAGTAGAGATTCCCCAGACATGCTTTTCAATGTGGCCATCGAGACGAGTCAGAGCAAGCCAGATGGCTTTCTGATCCATCTCGTCCACTTCATCCAGAATCAACTCCGAAACGGGGACCGACTTGAGGTTGCTATCGCCGCGCGATCCACTGATGTAGAGGCAATTTGATCCCGCTTGTTTGAGATCAATTGAGTTCGTGTCCGTGAACATGGACTTGAGATAAGGACTCAAGGCCAAGGCCGGACCAAAACGGCCCTTGCTGAATTTGCTCGCGTTTTTTGCAGTTGGCAGAACGTACATTACGTCCCGCTTGAGCTTGTCGATCGTATAGAGAGCGCGATTGATTGCAACTTCGGTCACACCAAGTTGCGCACCCTTCATGGCCCAATTGAATGGTGCCCATGAATCGTGCATTTCTCGAACCCACGGATGATACCGATCTGAGTATTGGCCGGCAAAGTCGCCGCCCATGACCCGACGACGGTTAGCCCACCTGGAGCACGTCGTCAGTGTCCGATTCTGGAGGCCGTCCGTCACCGTCGCTTGGAGTAAATCCAATAGCTCGCTCATCATTGTCCGTGCTTGCTT